TTACGGGGTAATGCCAACCGCTGCCGCCACTTTGTCGCCACTAGTGCTTTGTTTTTCGAATTCATCTAAGGCTCTTTCAACATCAGAAAGATACTCTTTGAATGAGTTCAAGATCATGCTTAACGAGCCCCCCATAAATAGGACCTGTTTTCCATCTTTTTTAAAAAAATCAGGATATTTTTCTATAAGTTCAATAATGCTTTTAATATTTTGCCCATCGTTTTCTAAGTATTTTGCATCATTATGCGCACAACTGTTTCTTAATTTTGTTATTTTTTTGATATTCGAATAGTGGGATGTTGACTTCATCCCTATCATTTTTTTGATAAATAGATGGCTCCTCTCAAATCCACTTCCTTTGAGATCTGAAACATTTATAGGAGAATGATGTCTATTAGCAAAGTTGTTACAGAATTTTTCTATTTCGTGCTCAAAAATTCCGAATATAGTTAAGAATACTGACCTGCGGATAATACTTGGGTAGTATTCTAAAAACATTTCATCGAGATCTAGCGATGAGCTGGTGAGTCCCATGTAATGATCAATTGACTGGTATACACCATCTTCCGGAGATATTTCAATTATATATTCTTCAGGTCCTTTGTCTTTATATTCTGCTATGCCCTTAGCGATTGATGATTCGCTATGAGTGATTAACGTCTCGATAATATCAAATGTTAAGGAGAAGTCGAATATTGGTAATTGAAACAAAAACTTAACCATGCTTGAACCTTTAAGAATCTGATTTAGTAACATCCAAAGTTGCTAGTGGATTGAAACGAAGAGCTGTCTCTAAGTGATCAGGTGATAGATGAGCATAACGCATAGTCATTTTTATGTCGTGATGTCCGAGGATTTTTTGCAAAGCAAGGATGTTTCCACCCGACATCATGAAATGCGCCGCAAACGTATGACGCAGAACGTGTGTAAGTTGACCGCGAGGGAGCACGATAGACGTTTTTTCCATCACGGATAAAAATTGAAAATAGCAGTCTGTGAAGAAATTGAACCCATCAAGCGCCATGATCTCTTCATAAAGCTCTTTACTGATAGGGATGCTTCTGTTTTTCTTCCCCTTCGTTCTTACAAAGGTAATTCGGTATTTGGTCACCTGTGATCGGGTAAGGTTTATTGCTTCTCGCCAGCGTGCGCCTGTGCTTAAGCATATCTTGACTACCAGTGCCAGAATTGGGTCCTGACGTTTGCAATCATCCAGCAGTTCAACAATCTGCTCATGGGTAAGCCATGCCATCTCTTTTTCTGCGATGGTGAATTTTCGCATGTTCTCCAGTGGGTTTGGATACGACCATTCGCCCAGGCGGGATAGTTCGCTAAAAACACTACTTAGATAGCTTTGCTCTAGGTTAATGGTGACCGGGCTGGCCCCTTTCTTCCATTTCTCGCTGAAATAGATCTCACCTGTCAGTCGTTTATCTCGATAATGGGCAAACATTTTAGATGTGAGATCGGTTGCAAGGGGATTGCCCAGAGCGTCAACCATCAGCAGCAATTTGTCATAGACATGCTGCCCAGCAGTCAGAGATTTACCATGTAGTTTGAACCATAGCTCAACCACGTCTTTCAGGGTTCGACGATCTACTGATTCGCCCAGCCAGGGCTTTGCTTCGGTTTCTTCCATCGTGTGACGCTCAAAAGCCAGTGCTTCGCCTTTGGTGGCGAATTGTTTACGCACACGACGCCCACTACGTCCGGCGGGGTAACATTCGCAAAGCCATTTTCCTGTGGTGAGTTTTCGTACTGCCATAAAAAATGCCCTCCAGTAGAGAGCATTTTTACTGTATGTATAACCAGTGTCAATGTATGAAATCCTGCGACCATACATCTCACTGAAGCCATAATGAAGTTAGCTATTTTTTGCTATGTGAGTATGTGACTTTTGCGGTTAGCCTGCGGCTCATTGTTATATTAGGCGCAGATATAAAAGCAAAATTTATCGCGAGTTTTTAGTACAGATTTTTTTTGATTTACTAATAGTTCCATCATTGCAAACGAACTTTCCATCGGAGGTACAGTGAGAGACACCTCCCTTTTTCCCAGAACAAGGATAATTTTTAGCATAGGTAGTTAGTGGGTTTAATAACAAAGAGCATGATAAAACCACAAAAAATACCTTACCAAGCATAGTTTCCTCCCGGTATTACCTAACGTACTTAATTGTTAAACTTATAATTTTCCCAATTATTTCAACATCTTCTATCTTGCACTCGAAGGCTCTGTTTCCACCTTCAACGAAGATTCTTCCACCGGGTAAACGAGTAATGTCGCGGATTGTTATTTCGCCATCAATACTTATTACCCATTTACCATCACGTATATCATCAAATTCTTTATCACAAATAAATTCAGAATTGTTATCTGTGATGACAAAAGGTTTTTTAAACGTAGAGGGTAGAAATCCCTTATCAAAAATATAAAAACCGTCTTCACGCAAGGCACCATCAGATAATACATATTTAGCAACTTCCATAGTATTTGTATTACCTGAAGTTTGCTTTGAACCATTTCCAGTTGTGAGCCAATTAAGCGAGGTGCCCGTTTCAAGGGCGCACTGGATTACCCAATCTGCCGGAAAAATATCACGCATATAGCGCGTTGCCATGGTGCTCTTAGAAACACCTAAATGATCACAGAGAGCCTGACGGGTACCGAACCCATATGCTTCAACTAAACGTTCTATGGCTTTCTTACCGCCGCTATTGAAATCCACAAGTCCTCCAAAGAAATCCAAAATTCGTTGGCAGATTCCAAAAGCGATCTTAAAGTTGAACCAGAAGTGTTCTTTTGGAGCCTTCACTACTAATCACGACAAACAACGGCTCGCCACAAGCCATATCTAGAAGGAATGTTGCCTTATGACACCTAACATTTCAATTACTCTGAATACACCACATGTCACAATCGAACGTTATAGCGAACTGACTGGCCTTTCTATTGATACGATTAACGACATGTTGGCTGATGGCCGACTACCTCGTCATCGTCTTCGTAAAGACAAAAAACGTGAAAAGGTAATGATTAACCTGGCTGCTCTGACTGTTGATGCTTTGTCTGCTTAATAGACGTCTATTTTCGCAATAAGACGCTGAGTTCGATTTTGCGATAAGTTCGGAGTTGAAAACCATGTTTGATTACCAAGTTTCCAAACATCCACATTTTGATGAAGCCTGTCGTGCATTCGCGTTGCGCCACAACCTGGTGCAACTGGCAGAACGTGCTGGCATGAATGTGCAGATTCTGCGAAACAAGCTGAACCCAGCTCAACCTCATTTATTAACCGCACCAGAAATCTGGCTGCTTACCGATCTGACTGAAGATTCAACGCTGGTAGATGGTTTTCTGGCTCAGATTCACTGCCTGCCATGCGTACCGATTAATGAGGTAGCAAAAGAGAAACTGCCGCATTACGTCATGAGTGCAACCGCAGAGATCGGGCGTGTTGCTGCTGGTGCGGTATCTGGTGATGTGAAAACCAGCACAGGTCGTCGTGATGCTATCAGCAGCATTAACTCTGTAACACGACTGATGGCGCTGGCTGCTGTTTCATTGCAGGCCCGTTTACAGGCTAATCCTGCGATGGCGAGTGCAGTTGATACCGTGACTGGCCTCGGTGCTTCATTCGGTTTGCTGTGAGGTGCTTATGCTGACGAAAGAACCATCATTTGCATCGCTGCTGGTAAAACAAAGCCCGGCAATGCACTACGGTCACGGCTGGATCATGGGTGAGGATGGTAAACGCTGGCATCCGTGCCGTTCACAAGATGAATTGCTGTCTGAATTGACCACGGGGAAACGGAGAAAGTCAAAATGTATGCAGCGGAAAGTGAAGTGGTTTATCAGTTTCGTTACAGAGGGGAGAGTTATTCAGTACCTGAAGATGATTTGCTCTGTTGTTATCCGTCGTTGTCGGGCGATGGCAGTTACTTTTTCACGCTAAAGGATGGGACGTTTTTACGGGGAGAGCAGGTTAAAGAGATGATACGAAAAAATATATCTCCTCTTGAGCGTTACCGTAAGAACAAAGAGCGATAGTTGCGTTTTGGGGATATGAATTATGGCAATTAATGGCGCTGCGGCGACTGTTCCATTAAGCCCAGGTGAACGCCTGAATGGACTTAATCATATTGCGGAATTAAGGGCGAAAGTATTTGGCCTGAATATTGAGTCAGAGCTTGAGCGGTTTATTAAAGATATACGTGATCCACGGGATGTTAATTATGAACGAAATAAACGGGCACTGGCTGCTATATTCTTTATAGCAAAAATTCCAGCTGAACGTCATAGCATCAGCATTAATGAGCTGACCACTGACGAAAAGCGGGAGTTGATTAAAGTAATGAATCATCTTCGTGCAGTGGTGAGCTTATTTCCCAGACGGCTAGCCATGCCGAATTAACCAATTAATGAAATTCATGGCGTAAACCCGCCGGGCATTCCTTTATCTAAATTCAGGAGAATTGATTATGCGTAATATTGAAACCCTCTCGACTAAAACCGGACCGGATGACGCAGGACTTAATATTTTACTGACAGAGGCTCGTCTGGAAGAACGTCGGGCAAGGGCTGAGGCAATGGCTGCCCGCCTTGATAGCCTTGCGTGTCATATTACATCCCGCCAGCTAAACCACGTCGAAGCAGCAGAACTGCTGCGTGTGACCGCTGAAGCAATCCAGAACGAAGCGCAGGAGGTCCACTAATGGCTGATGCAATGGATCTCGTACAGCAGCGCGTTGAAGAAGAACGCCAGCGCCATATCCGTGCTGCCCGTACCAAAACGCCGGGCGTATCCCGCGTACTTTGCATTGAATGTGAAGCACCAATTCCGCCAGCACGACGCCGCGCCATTCCGGGTGTGCAGCTTTGCATTACCTGTCAGGAAATCGCAGAGCTGAAAGGCAAGCACTACAACGGAGGTGCTGTATGACAAGGGCAGTGCGTATCCATCAATTAAAAATTGCACCTAAGTATTTCAACGCTGTGGTTGCAGGTCAAAAGACGGCTGAACTTCGTAAAGACGATCGTGGCTATAAAGTTGGTGATGTTCTTTCTCTTTGCGAATGGAAGCATGGCGTATTTACGGGTAGGGAATGGGCCGCTGTTATCTCTCATGTGCTTCCGGTTAATGACGTCATGTCAGTTTCAGAACAATGGGTGATGCTATCAATTCGCCCATTAACCCCATTAGAAGCTTTAGGATATGTTATTGCAGGAGGTGCTGTATGAGCACCATCCTGAAATGGGCGGGAAATAAAACCGCCATTATGTCCGAACTGAAAAAACACCTTCCTGCTGGCCCGCGACTGGTTGAACCTTTCGCGGGTTCCTGTGCTGTGATGATGGAGACGGATTACCCCAGCTATCTGGTTGCGGATATTAATCCTGATTTAATCAACCTCTATAAAAAGGTTGCCGCTGATTGTGAATCGTTTATATCTCGCGCCAGAGTTTTATTTGAGATCGCAAACAGGGAGGTGGCTTATTACAACATAAGGCAGGAGTTTAATTACTCAACTGAAATTACTGATTTCATGAAAGCGGTATATTTCCTGTATCTCAATCGTCACGGTTACCGTGGTTTATGTCGCTATAACAAGAGCGGGCATTTCAACATTCCCTACGGTAATTATAAAAATCCGTATTTCCCTGAAAAAGAAATTCGCGCATTTGCAGAAAAAGCCCAGCGAGCAATGTTTATCTGCGCCAGCTTTGATGAAACGCTGGCGATGTTGAAGGCGGGGGATGTGGTGTATTGCGATCCGCCGTATGACGGTACGTTTTCCGGCTATCACACTGATGGTTTCACTGAAGATGACCAGTATCACCTGGCATCCGTTCTTGAACATCGGTCATCAGAAGGACATCCGGTCATTGTTTCTAACAGTGACACATCCCTGATCCGTTCGCTGTATCGCAATTTTACTCACCACTATATCAAGGTAAAACGCAGCATCGGTGTGGCAGCTGGCGAGGGTAAATCAGCAACAGAAATCATTGCTGTTTCCGGGCCGCGCTGCTGGGTGGGATTTGATTATTCGCGTGGCGTGGATAGTTCTGCCGTGTACGGAGTGCGTGCATGAGCCATGCTGATATGAACAACTGCAGCGGCTTTAACGAGGCCGCCGCAGCATTCTCATGGAACAGCCCGAAAAAGGCGATTAACCCTTATCTGGACCCGGCGGAAGTTGCGCCGGTTTCTGCGCTTTCAAACCTGATCACTCTGTACGCTGCCGATAACAAGCAGGAACAACTGCGCCGCGAGGCACTGAGTGATCAGGTCTGGGAGCGTTATTTCTTTAATGAATCCCGTGATCCTGTCCAGCGCGAAATGGAGCAGGATAAGCTCATTAGCCGGGCAAAGCTGGTGCATGAGCAGCAGCGTTTTAATCCGGACATGGTCATACTGGCGGACGTTAACGCCCAGCCTTCCCATATCAGCAAGCCGCTGATGCAACGTATTGAATACTTCAGCAGCCTGGGCAGGCCAAAGGCTTATTCCCGCTATTTGCGTGAGACGATTAAACCATGTCTGGAACGACTGGAGCATGTACGCGACAGCCAGCTATCTGCATCTTTTCGTTTTATGGCAAGCCATGAAGGGCTGGACGGCCTGCTGATCTTGCCTGAAATGAGTCAGGATCAGGTGAAGCGCCTGTCTACCCTTGTTGCCGCGCATATGAGCATGTGCCTTGATGCAGCTTGTGGTGATTTGTATGCCACCGATGACGTTAAGCCAGAAGAAATCCGCAAGACATGGGAAAGGGTGGCGGCGGAAACCCTGCGTCTGGATGTCATCCCTCCTGCGTTTGAGCAACTCCGCCGGAAAAGAAACCGCCGTAAACCCGTACCCTATGAACTCATTCCGGGTTCGCTGGCGCGTATGTTGTGCGCCGACTGGTGGTATCGGAAATTATGGAAGATGCGTTGCGAATGGCGGGAAGAGCAGTTGCGTGCTGTTTGCCTGGTCAGCAAAAAAGCATCTCCCTATGTCAGCTATGAAGCCGTGATGCATAAACGTGAGCAGCGCCGTAAGTCGCTGGAGTTTTTCCGTTCTCATGAACTGGTGAACGAAGACGGCGACACGCTGGATATGGAGGACGTGGTAAACGCCAGTAGTAGCAACCCGGCGCATCGCCGCAATGAGATGATGGCATGTGTTAAAGGTCTGGAGCTTATCGCGGAAATGCGCGGTGACTGCGCCGTTTTCTACACCATCACCTGTCCGTCACGTTTCCATTCCACGCTAAATAACGGCAGGCCCAACCCGACTTGGACAAATGCGACGGTAAGACAAAGCAGTGATTATCTGGTCGGCATGTTTGCTGCATTTCGTAAGGCGATGTACAAAGCCGGATTGCGCTGGTATGGCGTGCGGGTGGCTGAGCCGCATCATGACGGTACAGTTCACTGGCACCTGTTGTGTTTTATGCGCAAAAAAGATCGCCGCGCCATTACTGCTTTGTTGCGTAAGTTTGCCATTCGTGAAGACCGCGAGGAGCTGGGTAATAACACAGGACCACGCTTTAAGTCTGAGCTGATAAACCCGCGCAAAGGTACACCAACAAGCTACATCGCGAAATACATCAGTAAGAACATTGACGGGCGTGGTCTGGCTGGCGAGATCAGCAAGGAAACGGGTAAATCTCTGCGTGATAACGCTGAATACGTTAATGCCTGGGCGTCTCTGCATCGTGTTCAGCAATTCCGCTTCTTTGGCATTCCGGGGCGTCAGGCTTACCGTGAACTGCGATTGCTGGCTGGTCAGGCGGCAAGGCAACAGGGTGACAAAAAAGCAGGTGCGCCGGTACTGGATAACCCGCGCCTTGATGCCATTCTGGCTGCAGCTGATGCTGGTTGCTTTGCCACCTACATCATGAAGCAGGGCGGCGTACTGGTTCCCCGTAAATATCACCTCATCAGAACCGCTTATGAAATCAACGAAGAGCCGACCGCCTATGGCGATCACGGTATTCGTATTTATGGCATCTGGTCACCCATTGCAGAGGGCAAGATCTGCACTCATGCAGTGAAGTGGAAAATGGTCCGTAAAGCCGTTGACGTTCAGGAGGCGGCAGCCGACCAGGGCGCTTGCGCCCCTTGGACTCGTGGCAATAACTGTCCCCTTGCTGAAAATTTGAACCAACAAGGGAAAGACAAATCAGCTGATGGGGATATCAGAACGGACATTACCCGCATGGATGACAAGGAGTTGCACGAATACCTGCACAGTATGAGCAAAAAAGAGCGCCGGGAACTGGCTGCAAGGTTACGCCTGGTGAAACCGAAACGGCGTAAAGACTACAAACAGCGAATTACAGACCATCAGCGACAGCAGCTCGTCTATGAACTGAAGTCCAGAGGATTTGATGGCAGCGAGAAAGAGGTCTATTTACTCCTTCGTGGCGGCAGTATTCCGTCAGGAGCAGGCCTGCGTATCTTCTATCGGAACCAGCGTTTGCAGGAAGATGATAAGTGGCGGAACCTGTATTAATTACGCGGGTTAACAATTCGTGCTCTTAATAATACCAGGCATTTCAGGCTGATGAACGTAAAAAAACGTTTTACATCAGTAAGATTATTATATACTGTAAATATAAACAGTGGTTATGTATACAGTATTGCTTTGGTGTCATAGGAGGAAAGATGCAGGACTATTTTTTGGAGTCTTTGAAGCTCCAGCGCATTGATTTTTTTCTTAAGCTTGTAGCGGCTAGTGAGTGTAGTGATGAAGAGAAGGGGCTGGCTCTGCAGTGGGTATCTGAATTGACTGATGAACTCATGGCAAAAATCAGAACCCACGAATACAACCGCTCAATGGATGTCATCAGTTGAGGTGACTTTTATGCGCATTGAAATAATGATCGATAAAGAGCAGAAGATTAGCCAGTCTACCCTGGACGCCCTTGAATCCGAGCTTTACCGCAATCTGCGCCCCCTGTATCCCAAAACGGTAATTCGCATTCGCAAAGGTAGCTCTAACGGTGTGGAACTAACCGGACTGCAACTGGACGAAGAAAGAAAACAAGTGATGAAAATTATGCAGAAGGTGTGGGAAGACGACAGCTGGCTGCATTAAGAAACGTTGCTGGCGTCTGAACTTGCTTCTGGCGTCAGCAAGGTTGAACAACGAGCCCTTGCGAGGCGTTAGCTCTGTAGTGCATGTCTATGCCGCATGAGATCGCATGATCGTTTGAGGATCGTTTTTGCTAAGGCCCGCCAGAACTGGCGGGCTTTTGCGTAGATCATGCAGGTGCATGAAAACCACTACATAAAGCGGGCAGGCGTGGCGGGGATACGAGCGCGCGCTGAAAAGGTTTAGCTAAATTTTTGTCGATAGGTGGTTTTAGTTGTTATACAAAAGTGTCACTGGTTTTGTTTTGAGCATTTGTGGTGCTAAAAATATTTTTTTTGGTTCAAAATTACCTTAAAAAGGTTTTTTTGGTGTATGATTGTTTGAAAAGTGGTTCGGTTTTGCCATAAGGGTGGTTAGATGATAAACGTTACAAACGAAATGCTCATTGATGTTGTCAGTGATGCTCTTACCGGGAAGAGGGAAAGTCTCCTCATGCGGTTGCGGATTATGGCAAAAAAACTAAAAAAAGAATCTCCTGAATTAGCGGGTAAATTAGAAGATTTACTTATTAATACAGGTGGCGCAATTGCAGTCGAAAGGGCTAATCCAGTTGTTCCTAAAATAACACCTGTTGATGCGGATACAAGACAAAAGCTGCTAGTTGAAACATATCCTGTGGTCATTGATGTTGAACCTGTTTGGCCAACAAAAACTGATGTTCAACTGAATCGATTTGTGGCTGAGTGGGAAATGAAAGAACGCCTTTATAAAGAAGGGTTGCATCCGTCCAAATCTCTTCTTATGGGAGGACCACCCGGTGTGGGGAAGACTTTGGCTGCAAAGTGGCTCGCTTTTAAACTCGATATGCCATTGTTAACATTAGATCTCGCAAGTGTAATGAGTAGCTACTTGGGGAAAACGGGTAATAATATTAAGGCAGTCCTCAATTATGCTTCGTCATTCCCTTGTGTACTGCTTCTTGACGAATTTGATGCGATTGCTAAAAAAAGGGATGATGCAACAGATGTTGGAGAACTAAAAAGATTAGTTACAGTATTATTGCAAGCAATTGATGAATGGCCAAATACGTCTGTTCTTATAGCAGCAACTAACCATGCGGAGCTGCTTGATCCTGCTGCATGGAGAAGATTCGATCGAGTTATTGATTTTGAATATCCAACACAAGACCTAATGAGAAGATATCTCTGTTCTAAAAATATTGGAGATAGCTTATCGTACTATATTGCTACAAAACTCGAAAAAGTTTCATATGCAGTTCTTGAGAGAGCTATAAATCAAGCTAAAAGAAATGCCATTATAGAAGATATTCCTTTAAGTTCAGCTTTAATTGATGAGTTGTTAGATGGCGTGTCACTTGATGATGTTATAAAAAACATGTCAAACAACAATGTATCACAAAGAAAAATCGCTTTAGATTTGGGGATTTCAAGGTCACAAGTACGTAAGGTTTTGACGGTTGAGGATGAAGACAATGAATGATAAAAATATGCTTCTTGGCTATGGTGAAACACTAACTAACCCTGTTAAACTTAACAGAGGTGGAGGTGAAAAGAATAAACCTTACTCTTATTCAGAAAATAAACCAGTGATATCTGCTCAACTGGAAGAGTTGATTGAGGAAATTAATACCCTTCCATTGTTAGCAATGCCTGAAGGTAAGGCTGTAGCAAAATTTGTTTTGCATCCGGCATTCTTAGCAAAAAGTTATTTTCCAGTAAGTCTTTTTGAGCGATTTTCCCTAGAAAGCATAGGCAGTAAGGCTGTAAAAGTAAAACCTAGAAAAGATATTAAAAAAAGAGGGCGAAAAGAGGAATACACTACAGCGTGTATTTATGTTTCTGGCAAAAAAGAAAGTTTTCAATCATTCTTAGACTCTGTAAATCAAGATACCCTAACGAAAGGGCAGCAAAATGATTTTGTCACCTTAGAAAATATTTCAATACTGGAAGTTTCAGATAAAGTAAAAACGATTAATAGCAATGAAGTTATGAGTATTGAGGTCGCCTTACATACTCCTGATACAATTTCCTCTATTGTCGATAGTTTTGAAGTTTTTGCTTCGCAAAATGGTGCTGTTATAGATAAGGCAAGAAGTATAAAGGTTAAGGGGCTAACCTTTATGCCTATTAAGGCTAGTAAAGATGTAGCTTTAAAAGTTGCAGAGTTTTCATTTCTCAGGACTTTGAGAGAACTTCCTGAATTAAGGCTAAGTGAGCCTGTTATATCACGTTCTGTGATTCAAACATCTAACCTTAGTTTACCATCTGAAGGAGCGGTAAACCCACACATAAAGGTTGCCATATTCGATGGTGGATTGGGGATCGATGATTTCAATCCTTGGGTAACAGAGTACACTTTCAACGGTAATGCTAGTACTAATGCAAAACTTCTTTCTCATGGACAGGATGTCACCTCTACTGTGTTATTTGGTGTTCTTGGCTCTGAAACGGAAAAATTAAGTGTTCCTTATTGTAATATTGACCATTATCGTGTACTGGATTCTAATGTTAATAACTCAGATGTCGATCTTTTTGACGTTCTGATCCGTATTAAAAGTGTATTAGAACAAAAAAAATATGATTATATCAATCTGAGCTTAGGACCTAGATTACCTGTTGATGACGATGACGTGCATGTGTGGACCTCAACTCTTGAGGAGATACTTGCATCAGGAGAAACACTTTGTACTGTCGCGGTTGGAAATGATGGTCAGCTGCCTGCCAAGTTAAATCGAATTCAACCACCTGCTGATTTAGTTAATGGTCTGTCAGTAGGTGCAGCAACCTCTTTATCTGATAGTTGGGAAAGATGTTCTTACAGTTGTATTGGTCCTGGACGAAGCCCTGGCTTTGTGAAGCCTGATGGAGTTGCATTTGGAGGACATTCTGATGAGCCATTCCAGGTATACAGCCCTATGGTTAATGGTCTTGCCCGCACTGCGGGGACTAGCTTTTCAGCTCCATTAGTCCTGAGGCAAGCAATCGCGTTAAGTGCTTCTCTAAATTACAACATTACACCACTTACGGCTAAAGCTCTGCTTATACATCATGCGGAGAGCAATAATATCAATCGTGCTGAAGTTGGTTGGGGACGATTTCCTCATGATCTTAGTGAAGTAATATTTTGTGATGATGATGAAGTTAAAGTTATATATCAAGGTACTTTAAAACCATCACAACACATGCGAGCACCTATTCCGTTTCCAGATGTACCTATGCGTGGATGTGTAAATTTAAGAGCGACATTCTGCTTTTCCAGTCCTGTAGATGCGGAACATCCTTTGAATTATACAAGAAGCGGTCTAGAAGTAACCATGAGAAAAGGTGTTTCAGATAGTTCCGGGTTAACGTTTCCTCTTTTTAATCTAAAAAATGTTTATGCAGATGAAAATGAGCAACGTGTTGATGCACATAAATGGGAGACTACGTTAAGAAGTGAACACAAATTTAAACCGAATGAGCTGACAAACCCATGCTTTGATATTATCTACTATGGTAGAGACTGTGGTATGCCTATTGATGTTGACGAGTTAGAAGAACTACCATATGTTCTTGTCGTGACTTTATCTGCTGAAGAAATGCCGGATTTATATAACCTAATTAGGCAGAAATATCAAACCTTACAGCCTATCCAAGTTCAACAGCAAATTATGTTACGTACTTAACAATGTGGAGGGGTTCCCCCTCCTTTATTAAGCTTTATCTATGTTGATTGTGGGTCATCGTTTATTAAGTTATATTTTTCAAAATGGATAATATTAATTCCTAACCATTCATTAAATTCCTGTAATCGTTTTTGTAAAGGCATTAATTCATTTCGAACAAACACTCGACTCGCCTTCTCTACATCTCCAAATCCTCCAACATTACTTGGCATAATCCCCATCATTTGCGGCGGCACACGGTGTGCCGCCATCATGTCGTCTCGGCTCACGTTCTTGATGTTCAGAAATTCATCCTTCGCTGCGACTTCTGACAGCGGGATGATCTGAAGCCCGTCCTTTTTGCCGTTAGGCGAGTACATAAACAGGTTGCGGAAGTTGCCTGGACCTTTGGCGCTTTTCATCGCGTTGCGGAGGTTGTTCACATCTTCCTGGTTCTGCGCGGCGTCGGTCATATACATGATGAAGCCAGCATGACTGCCGTTAATGTAATACTTTCGACGGAACAGCGTGGCGGACTCATTGAGCAGGGCGGACGGAATGGCAGAAAGATAGCCGGGCAAGCCGTAGATCTCCTGGTTAATGTCCGGTTCCATCAGATGAAAAATGCTGCCTTTCGTGAACTGATATGGCTGGGTTGTCATACCGTATTGCACAAACCAGTAGGTATCCAGGTCTAACCCGCGTCGGGTGTATTTTGCCAGCGCAGGCTCAAGGGCGATAACTTCACCGAAGCGGTTCGTGCGTTTCTCCAGGTAGGCGTTACCAAAAACCAGATAGTCCTGCACAAAACGCGAAAAAGCCTGCTGGCTGAGCAGCGGGTGAGGGATGTAGGTGCTGGTCAAAATGTTGCATTTCACCGCAATCGGTGAGCTGTGATGCACGGCGGCGCGGAAGGTTCGTGCCAGTCCGTCAAAGCTGACGGGCGGCTCATACCAGCGATCCATCTGTACGCATTCCACATAGTCCAGCAGTTCGCGGCGGTCCAGAACAGGAACGGGATCACCGAAGCTGAATGCTTCGGCTGAAGTCTGGCTTTTATGCTGGTTCTGGTTCGTCGACGCAGCGCGGTTCTTCTTACTCTTTCCCATCAAAAAATCTCCACAATATTGCTGGCATTGGCGGACTCGCCCTGCAGCGGTTCGTTAAACAGTGCGTGCATTGTTGCCCAGGCCAGATCGGCATGGCTGGCTTCTTCGCTGCGGCTGGCTTCATAGGTCGGGCGGTTGCCGCTGGCGGTGGTGGCGCGACGGATTGCCATGAATGACTGCGCAATGTCGGTGTGTCCGGCGTCAAATTCCAGGCGGCGGTGACTGATAATGTCGTAGGCCTTGAGTACCAGGGCGTTTTTAACGTTGGGGTTGTAGACAAACTCCCGGACGGCAGGAAAAAACGCTTTCACGTTCTCGTAAACCCCGTGACCGACGCCGGTCGAGTCGATGCCGATATAGGTCACGTTATACTGTTCGGTCAGTTTTTTGATGGCGTCAGCCTGGGCGCGGAAGTCCATTCCGCGCCACTGGTGACGCTCAAGAATGCGGAACTTACCGCCCGGCACGGCTGGCGGTGCCACCACCACGCATCCGGCGCTGTCGCCGTTCTGCGTACCTTTTGCCGGGTCATAACCGATCCACACTTCGCGCCAGCCAAACGGGCGCAGGGCCAGTGCATGAAAGTCGGTCCAGACTTCCCAACTGTCCACCATGCACGCCTGCAGCTCGCTGAGTGGGAACACGGACGCGAGATCGTCCACGAACTCACACATCAGCAGGTTCTGGTATTCGTCCGGGCTGTATTCCATGCGCAACTGGTCAAGGTCGAACAGGTTACAGCCGCCGCGCACCGCATCTTCTACGGTGACTATCTGGCGGTATTGCCCGTCTGCGCACAGCAGGCCGGGGGCCAGATTGCTGTGGGACAGGTCGATGTCCACCTTGTCGGCTTTGTTGCGTCCACGGTTGAACAGCGCACCGGACCAGAACGGATAAGCACTGTGGGTCAGGCTGGATGGCGTGGAAAAATAGGTTTGTCGCCATTTTTTGTGAATAGCCATACCGGAAGCCACTTTGCGCAGCTCCTGGAATTTCGGTATCCAGAAATATTCATCCAGATACAGGTTGCCGTGGTAACTCTGGGCAGTGCGGGCATTGGTGCCGAGGAAATACAGTGTGGCCCCGTTGGGAAGCACCATCGGATCGCCTTTCAGCTCCACTTCCACTTCTTTGGCGAAGTCGATGATGTACTGCTTAAAGACGTGCGCCTGTGCCTTACTGGCAGAAAGGAAAATCTGGTTACGTCCGGTTAGCAGGGCGTCAATCAGGGCTTCACGGGCAAAATAGAAGGTCGCGCCGATCTGGCGTGACTTCAGCAGGTTGCGGATGCGGTTGGTTTTTCCGGCTTCCCACCAGTGACGCTGGTAGTTGAACATGGAGGAATGGAAGATTTCTTCCAGCTTCTCAATCTGTTCATCGGTGAAAACATTCTTTTCAGGCTGACGGCGCGGGCCTTTGTTGCGGTTGGCGACGTTAGGGTTTAAGTCGGCTTCGTTGCCGCCATTGTTAAACTTGCCGATCCGCGCGTGGCGCTCAGACTGGCGCGCCAGCAGGTCAATCTCTTTGAAATCTTTCCCTTCTTTGTGCTCCTTCATAATGAGCTGGCAGTAGCGTGCGGCAGTGGTGAGCTGCATCTGATCCAGCGGCCCATAGTCACCCCACTTGTCGCGTTTTTTCCAGCTGTGAACGGTTGCAACTTTCTCGCCCAGCATTTCAGCAATGCGGGCTACGCGGTATCCCTGAAAGTACAGCAGCATGGCCTGCCGACGGGGATCGAGATCTGCGGGTGTCAGTGTGGTGTTCATGGCATAAACCTACAGCCTTGAATGACGGCTTTCCCCGCCTGCGGTTTGTGTGGTTGTCGGTACAAATACCGCGCATTGTTTCACTGCCCCCATCACCGCAACCATAAGGCTCCAGTAAGTTTTTTCTAACGGAGCACGGCTCATGACAGTGAAAGCAAAGCGTTTTCGCATCGGGGTGGAAGGTGCCACCACCGACGGACGCGAAATCCAGCGTGAATGGCTGGAACAGATGGCAGCCAGCTACAACCCGGCGGTGTATACCGCGCTGATTAACCTTGAGCACATCAAGTCTTATCTGCCGGACAGCACCTTTAACCGCTACGGCAAGGTGACGGCGCTGTTTGCTGAAGAAATCACGGAAGGTCCGCTGGCAGGCAAGATGGCGCTGTATGCCGACGTTGAGCCAACGGAGTCCCTGGTGGAACTGGTGAAAAAAGGCCAGAAATTATTCACCTCTATGGAAGTCAGCCCGAAGTTCGCTGATACGGGCAAAGCCTACCTGGTCGGCCTGGCTGCCACTGATGACCCTGCCAGTCTGGGTACGGAAATGCTGACATTCAGCGCCAGTGCAGCCCATAACCCACTGGCAAACCGCAAGCAGAATCCTGCCAATCTCTTTACCGCTGCAGAGGAAACGGTGATCGAACTGGAAGAAATCCAGGATGACAAACCGTCCCTGTTTGCCCGTGTCACGGCGCTGTTTACAAAAAAAGAGCAGTCCGACGATGCCCGGTTTTCTGATGTGCATAAGGCCGTGGAACTGGTCGCCACTGAGCAGCAAAACCTGAGTGTGCGCACCGAAAAATCCCTTTCTGAGCAGGAAGAACGTCTGTCTGAGCTGGAGACAGTTCTGCAGGCACAACAGGCCGCCTTTAACGAACTGGTGGACAAGCTGAGCCATGAAGACAGCCGCCAGGACTACCGCCAGCGTGCAACGGGCGGTAACGCCCCCGCTGACACTCTGACCAATTGCTGATGGAGCACAAAACCTGATGAAGAAGAATACCCGCTTTGCTTTTAACGCTTACCTGCAGCAGCTGGCGCGTCTGAACGGTGTGGCAGTTGAAGAACTGTCCAGCAAGTTCACCGTGGAGCCGTCTGTACAGCAGACGCTGGAAGACCAGATCCAGCAGTCCGCCGCTTTCCTGACGCTGATTAACGTCACGCCAGTGACTGAGCAGTCCGGTCAGCTGCTGGGGCTGGGTGTTGGCAGCACCATTGCCGGAACCACTGACACCACCGCGAAAGAGCGTGAACCTGTCGATCCGACGCTGATGGTCGATGTGGAATACAAATGCGAACAGACCAACTTTGACACAGTGCTGACCTACGCGAAGCTGGACCTGTGGGCGAAGTTTCAGGATTTCCAGGTGCGTATCCGTAACGCCATCGTGAAACGTCAGGCACTGGACCGCATCATGATCGGCTTTAACGGCGTGAAGCGTGCGAAAACCTCCAACCGCAGCGAAAACCCGCTGCTGCAGGATGTGAACAAAGGCTGGTTGCAGAAAATCCGTGAGGATGCACCGGATCACGTCATGGGCAGCACCACCACGGGCGGTGAAACCACACCGGGTGCGGTGAAAGTCGGGAAAGGTGGCGAATATGCCAACCTGGACGCCGTGGTGATGGATGCCGTTAACGAGCTTATCGACGTGGTCTATCAGGACGATGACGATCTGGTTGTGATTTGCGGTCGTGAACTGCTGTCTGACAAGTATTTCCCGCTGGTCAACAAAGAGCAGGAAAACAGTGAAAAACTGGCTGCCGATATGATCATCAGTCAGAAACGCATGGGTGGCCTGCAGGCCGTGCGTGCGCCGTTCTTCCCGCCGAATGCGCTGCTGATCACCCGTCTGGATAACCTGTCCATCTACTGGCAGGAAGACACCCGCCGTCGTTCGGTTATCGACAACCCAAAACGTGACCGGATTGAAAATTTTGAATCCGTTAACGAAGCCTATGTGGTTGAGGACTACCGCTGCGCTGCACTGGTGGAAAACATCCAGATTGGCGACTTCAGCGCAGCCGCAGCAGAAGCCGGAGCGTAATCCATGAGCCTGAGTCCCGCACGGCAGCATCGCCTGCGCGTTCAGGCTGAACAGGCCGCCCGCGAGGGCGGCAGTGTTCGCCACGCGTCGGGCTATGACCTGATGCTGCTGCAACTGGCGGAAGACCGCCGTCGTCTCAAGGGCGTTCAGTCCACGGTCAAAAAAGCGGAAATCAAAGTGGAGCTGCTGCCGAAGTACGCCGCCTGGGCGGAGGGTGTCCTGGCTGCCGGAGGCGCTCAACAGGATGACGTGCTGATGTACGTGATGCTGTGGCGCATTGATGCCGGAGATTATGCCGGGGCGCTGGAGATCGGGCGTCATGCCCTGCGTCATGGCTGGGTGATGCCGCTGGGTAATCGCAACGTGCAGACCGTGCTGGCAGAGGAAATGGCAGACGCCGCACAGAGCGCAATGCTTGCCGCCACCGGCTTTGATGTCGATCTGTTGCTGCAGACGCTGGAGCTGACAGACGGTCTGGATATGCCGGACCAGTCACGGGCGCGTCTGCATAAAGCGATTGGCGCGGTCCTGAGTGAAAGCAATCCGGCTTCCGCCCTTAATCATCTCAACCATGCGTTACAGCTCGATCCCCGCTGTGGCGTGAAAAAAGACAAACAGCAGCTGGAGCGCAGACTGCGCAATGACAGCTGCTGACAGAACGTGCCCCCGCGCACGGGCGGCACGGGGTGGCGAAAGGCACTGCTACATCAAAACCCCGTCCACCGCCCTCTATTTCAGGAGAAAGCAGCATGAAGTTTGTTGCGCCAGAACAGGCACCGGAACAGGCGGAAATCATCAGAAATACGCCGTTCTGGCCTGATGTGGACCTGTCGGAGTTTCGCAGTGTCATGCGCACTGACGGCACGGTGACGCAGCCGCGTTTAAAGCAGGTTGCGCTGTCGGCAATTTCGGAGGTCAACGCAGAGCTGTATGAGTTTCGCAGACGCCAGCAGATGCTGGGATATTCCTCGCTGGCAGAGGTTCCGGCTGAACAGCTGGACGGCAAAAGTGAGCGCATTCATCACTATTTCAACGCGGTTTACTGCTGGGCACGCGCCATGCTCAACGAGCGTTATCAGGACTATGACGCCACGGCATCCGGTGTGAAGCGGGGCGAGGAACTGGCGGAAGCAAGCGGTGATTTGTGGCGTGATGCCCGCTGGGCCATCAGCCGGGTGCAGGATGCGCCGCACTGCACAGTGGAGCTTATCTGATGAAAGTGCGTGCGTATCAGTATGACACGGTGGACGCGCTTTGCTGGCGTCATTACGGGCGCACGCAGGGTGTCACGGAGCAGGTACTGAAGGCAAATCCGGGGCTTGCCGAATTTGGCCCTTTTTTACCTCACGGGCTGCAGGTGGAGCTGCCGGACATTCCGACCACCACCACCGTGCAGACCGTCCAGCTATGGGACTGAATTATGACGCTTGAGCGAATCAGCGCCTTTATCACGTATTGCATCGCCGTTGTGCTGGCCTGGCTGGGCGATTTGTCCATCAAGGATGCCTCAACGCTGGGTGGCCTGATGATTGGTGTGCTGATGCTGGCTATCAACTGGTACTACAAACACAAAGCCTACCAGCTTCTGCGCGACGGGCAGATCTCGCGGGAGGACTATGAATCCATCAATCGTTAAACGCTGCCTTGTCGGGGCCGTGCTGGCTATTGCTGCAACGCTGCCGGGGTTTCAGCAACTTCACACCTCCGTGGAGGGGCTGAAACTGATTGCCGATTACGAAGGCTGTCGTCTGCAGCCGTATCAGTGCAGCGCGGGTGTCTGGACCGACGGCATTGGTAATACGTCGGGCGTCATTCCCGGCAAAACTATTACGGAACGACAGGCAGCAGAAGGGCTGATCTCCAACGTGCTGCGTGTGGAGCGGGCGCTGGAAAGGTGTGTGAAGCAACAGCCGCCGCAGAAGGTGTATGACGCTACGGTGTCGTTTGCCTTCAACGTGGGGACGGGCAATGCCTGCAGTTCCACGTTGGTTAAATTGCTCAACCAGCGGCGCTGGGCGGATGCGTGCCGACAGTTGCCGCGCTGGGTGTATGTAAAAGGTGTGTTTAATCAGGGGCTGGATAACCGCCGTGCGCGGGAGATGGCCTGGTGTTTACAGGGAGCAAACTGAAATGAAAAAGAAATTAATCAGCGGACTGTTTCTGATGTTATGGATGGCGCTGTTAATCGCAGCAATGGTGTATCCGCAGGGGATTTTTCCGGTACTGGCAGCGTCCGGCGTTTGGGTAGCCTGTTTGCTGACATGGGCGGTAATTCCGGTAGCACTGGCTGCGTTAATTAAGAATGGCCCGCTCTGGCAGGAGTTAAGGGCATCTTTGCTGAAGACAATTACCCGAAAAGAAAACGTATTTATCAGTTGGGTGATGCGATTGCTGATTGTCGTAAGTCTCGCCTGGACGGGGTGGGCTATTACCCTGGTCTTTTATCTGCTGACCGTTATTGCCTTCTGGATCACCCGTAATCAGATGGCGCAACAGGTAGCAGCATGAACCGGTTGCTGCTGGTTGTGCTGGCGTTATTACTGGCGGCGCTGGGCTGGCAGACGTGGCGGCTGGCTGATGCCAGCCAGACCATTAGCACGCAGGCAGACGAGCTGCAGAGCAAAAGTCAGGCACTGGCAAAGAGCAACAGCCAGCTTATTAGCCTGTCCATTCTGACTGAAACCAATAACCGGGAGCAGGCGCGGCTCTATGCCGAAGCAGAACAGACCAGCGCGCTGCTGAGACAACGACAACACCGGATCGAGGAACTGAAACGTGAGAACGAGGATTTACGCCGCTGGGCTGATACTCCTTTGCCTGCTGACATTATCCGGCTGCGGGAACGTTCGGCACTCACCGGAGGTGCAGCTTATCGTCAGTGGTTGTCCGCGAGTGACACCGTGTCGGCTGGATCAGGCAGCGCCGCGCACTAACGGTGATCTGAACGCGTTGTTGGATGAAACGGAGGCCGCCTGGGCGGTCTGTGCAGACAAAGTGGACATGATTATTGCGTGTCAGGAGCGAAACAGTGAACAAACCACAATCCCTGCGCCACGCCCTCAATAAAGCTGTGCCTTATGTCCGCAATAACCCGGACAAACTGCATCTGTTTGTGGATAACGGTTCGCTGGTTGCCACGGGGGCCAGCTCCATGTCATGGGAGTACCGTTACACCCTGAACGCGGTGATTGAGGATTTCAGCGGCGACCAGAATCTGCTGATGGCCCCGGTTTTGCTGTGGCTGAGGGATAACCAGCCCGATGCAATCAATAACCCGGTGTTACGGGAAAAGTTATTCACCTTTGAGGTGGATATTTTGCGCAACGATGTCTGTGATATCAGCCTTAACCTGCAACTGACGGAACGTGTGCTGGTCAGCACTGACGGCACTGTGTCCAGCGTTGAAGCTGTAGCGGAACCCGATGAACCTGAAGAAATGTGGACGGTGAAACGTGGCTGAACTGCAGAAGGTGGACGACTGGCTGAGTGCTTTGCTGGCGAATCTGGAACCAGCCGCAAGAAGCCGAATGATGCGCCAGCTGGCGCAGGAACTGCGCCGGACACAGCAGCAGAATATCAGGATGCAGCGCAATCCAGATGGCAGCAGTTATGAACCGCGCAGGGTAACAGCACGCAGCAAGAAGGGGCGCATCAAACGTCAGATGTTTGCAAAGCTGCGCACCACCAAATACCTGAAAACCGCCGCCAGCGCCGACTCTGCCAGCGTGCAGTTTGAAGGTAAGGTGCAGCGCATTGCGCGGGTTCACCATTACGGCCTGCGTGATCGCGTCAGTCGCAAAGGACCGGAGATCCGTTACGCAGAGCGCAAATTGTTGGGTTTCAGTTCAGTTTCAATAAACGTAGTCCATGATATTATATATTCGTGGATATCCAATTTAGATTGAAAGTTTGAAATGGCAGATGCTCTGCCATTTTTTTATTTAGATACTGAGATTTTTTTTACATAATAGTATAAATTCACAGTACATGTTATAGATTTTAGTCGCACATCCGTTAGCTTTTTTTATGGTTTCTATCTTTTCAGGGGGGAGGCTCAATAAGGCAATCTCTCTGTCGCTGAGCATTGAAATAAACTCGCTGCTGCCTAAATACCCGGAGTTGCAGGCTAAAAAATAATTAAAGTTAGTTAACTCTTTGTGTAGTTCGTTAGATTTTATTTCTATTTCATTATCATGAAAATGATGTATGGCCTTTCCCCATTCATGGCAGTATGTTGTCATGTCTTTAAGGTTTGAGTCATGAAATCTATTGCCAAAGTCATGGCTTTTTAGAAAGTCTATTGAGTTTGAATCTGGTGGTAATAATTTTATAAACTCTTTATATAGATTAATGTCAGAGTTCCTTTGTCTTTCTTTCTTTTCTCTGTTTTCTTTAATTTTAATACTGTCAAAGAACCATTCTGGCACTTTACTTAATAAGTTATAGGTTAACCCCAAAGCAATTAGAGTGATGGCTACCATCGTGCTTGGATTACCATTATCTATTTTTATTATATCAATATCTGCATTGAATTTTTTATTATATATATCAATTATAAAATTAAGTGCCATGAGATAATATGGAATTGGTAGCGCAATTATGCTTAGCCCAGTTATAACTAAAGCCCAAGTTATTTTATTACTAAACTCAGGAAATATTACATTGATTATTTTTTTAACAATATACTTTTTCATTACTTAACTCCCTGAAAAATATCCTAATTGTGCCATGATTCATACATTTTTATCTACTGGTTGATAATGTGTGGGGGATTTATGTTAGTGACATGAACGCACAGCTAACTGAAATCATGCGCCTTATCACCAACCTGATCCGCACAGGGGTTGTCACCGAAGTAGACAGGGAAAACTGGCTTTGCCGGGTGAAAACGGGCGACCTTGAAACCAACTGGATTAACTGGTTGACGCTGCGTGCCGGGAATGCCCGCACATGGTGGCGACCATCGGAAGGTGAGCAGGTGGTGCTGCTGAGTCTGGGCGGCAATCTGGAAACTGCCTTTGCGCTGCCCGCTGTCTATTCGAATCAGTTCGCACCACCGTCGACGTCGGCAGACGCCTGCGTGACAGAACATCCTGACGGTGGCTGGTTTGAATACGAACCCGCCACCGGGCGCTGGTATGTCAGGGGCATCAAATCAATGGTCATTGAGGCCGCTGACAACATCACCATGAAAACCAGTGAGTTTGTACTGGAGGCTGACCGCACGCGCATTAACAGCGAAGTGGTGATCAATGGTGGCGTTACCCAGGGCGGCGGAGCGATGAGTTCTAACGGGATCGTGGTTGATGCGCATCAGCATACTGGCGTCCTGAAAGGCGGCGACACCACCGGAGGCCCGGTATGACGCTTTATATCGGGATGAACAATACCAGCGGTAAAGCCATTACTGATATTGACCATCTGCGCCAGTCGGTGCGGGACATTTTGCTGACGCCGCAGGGTAGCCGCATTGCCCGTCGGGAATATGGTTCCCTGCTGTCGGCACTGATAGACCAGCCACAAAATCCGGCGTTACGCCTGCAGGTCATGTCGGCAGTGTATGTGGCGCTGAGTCGCTGGGAGCCACGGCTGACGCTGGATTCCATCACCATCAACAGCCATTTTGACGGTTCAATGGTGGTGGAGCTGAGTGGGCGGCGTAATAACGGTGTGCCTGTTTCCCTTTCCGTATCAACAGGAGCAGAGAATGGCCGTGATTGACCTTTCGCAGTTACCTGCGCCGCAGATTGTGGATGTGCCGGACTTTGAGACGCTGCTTGCCGAACGCAAGGCCGAATTTGTTGCGCTTCATCCGAAAGATGAGCAGGAAGCAGTGATCCGCACGCTGGAACTGGAATCTGAACCCGTCACCAAATTGTTGCAGGAGAACGCTTACCGTGAGTTGCTTCTGCGCCAGCGTATTAACGAAGCCGCGCAGGCTGTGATGGTGGCTTACGCGATGGGCGGCGATCTTGACCAGCTCGCAGCCAACTACAACGTGAAACGCCTGACGGTGACGCCTGCTGATAATGACGCTGTGCCGCCCGTTGCAGCTGTGATGGAAAGCGATGAAGCGTTACGCCTGCGTGTGCCTGCAGCCTTTGAGGGGCTTTCAGTTGCGGGACCAACTGCCGCTTATGAATTTCATGCCCGAAGCGCCGACGGTCGGGTGGCGGATGCCAGTGCAAACAGTCCGGCGCCTGCAGAGGTAGTGCTGACGGTCCTGAGTCGTGAAGGCGACGGAACAGCAGAAAAAGACCTGCTGGATGTGGTGGAGAAAGCACTGAACAGTGAGAACGTCCGCCCGGTGGCTGACCGTCTGACGGTTCGCAGCGCAGAAATCATCCCGTACCGTGTGGAAGCCACCATTTTTCTTTATCCGGGACCGGAAGCAGAGCCGGTAATGGCAGCGGCAAAAGTCAGCCTGCAGAGGTACATCGCCAGTCAGACGCGGCTCGGTCGGGATATTCGCCGTAGTGCTATTTTTGCCGCGCTGCATGTTGAGGGTGTTCAACGTGTGGAACTGGCTTCTCCGCTGGCGGATGTGGTTCTGAACAAAACGCAGGCGGCATCATGTACGCAGTGGAGCGTGACCAACGGAGGAACGGATGAATAGTCTGCTGCCACCGGGTTCAACTTCACTGGAGCGCCGACTGGCGCAGACCTGTAGCGGGATTTCTGATCTGCAGGTGCCGCTGTGTGACTTGTGGAATCCAACGACCTGTCCGATCAGTTTCCTGCCTTATCTCGCCTGGGCGTTCTCTGTGGATCGCTGGGACGAGGGCTGGACGGAAAGCGTCAAACGACAGGTGGTGAAGGATGCTTTTTATATTCATCAGCATAAAGGAACCACCAGTGCCGTGCGGCGGGTGGTGGAGCCGTTCGGCTTCCTGATCCGCATTATTGAGTGGTGGCAGACCGGAGAGGCACCGGGCACGTTTCGTCTGGATATCGGCGTGCAGGACCAGGGCATCACTGAAGATACCTATCTGGAACTTGAGCGACTGATAAGCGATGCCAAACCATGTAGCCGTCACATGATCGGCATGTCCATCAACCTGCAGACCAGCGGCCCGCATTGGGTGGGAGCCGCCAGCTATCTTGGCGAAGAAATCACGATCTATCCGTATATCAACGAAACAATTATTTCCGGCGGCACCGCGCATGAAGGCGGGGCGGTCCATGTTATTGACACAATGAGAGTGAATCCATGAGCACAAAATTTTATACCCTGCTGACGGATATTGGCGCGGCGAAACTTGCCTGCGCCGCCGCGCTCGGTGTGCCGCTAAAAATTACCCATATGGCGGTGGGCGATGGCGGCGGAGTATTGCCGACGCCGGACGCAAAGCAGACTGCACTGGTAAATGAGAAACGCCGGGCTGCTCTGAATATGCTCTATATCGACCCGCAGAACAGCAGCCAGATTATTGCTGAACAGGTGATCCCTGAAAACGAGGGCGGTTGGTGGATACGTGAAGTGGGCCTGTTTGATGAGTCAGGGGCATTGATTGCCGTGGGGAACTGCCCGGAAAGCTATAAACCGCAACTGGCTGAAGGCAGCGGGCGCACCCAGACCGTGCGCATGGTGCTGATTACCAGCAGCACGGACAATATCACCCTGAAAATCGACCCTGCTGTAGTGCTGGCAACCCGCAAGTATGTGGATGACAAGGCACTGGAGCTGAAGGTGTACGCGGATGATCAGATGGCAAAACATCTTGCCGCACCGGACCCGCATTCACAGTATGCACCCAAAGAAAGTCCGACGTTTACCGGGACACCCAAAGCGCCAACGCCAGCAGCAGGGAATAACACTACGCAGATTGCGACCACCGAGTTTGTTCAGGCGGCTCTGACGGCTCTTATTAATGGTGCGCCAGCCACGCTGGACACGCTGAAAGAAATAGCCGCAGCCATTAACAATGATCCGAAATTCAGTACCACCATTAACAATGCGCTGGCACTGAAAGCGCCGCTGTCGAGTCCGGCACTCACCGGAACGCCAACCGCACCTACTGCGGCACAGTCGGTCAACAATACACAAATTGCCACCACGGCATTTGTGAAATCGGCGATTGCGGCAATGGTGGGTTCTGCACCTGGGGCACTGGATACACTGAACGAACTGGCGGCGGCGCTGGGGAATGATCCGAACTTTGCCACGACTATAATGAACGCTTTGGCGGGAAAACAGCCACTCGATACTACGCTAACTAATCTTAGTGGAAAAAGTGTTTCAGACCTACTCAAGTACCTTAATTTAGGTAATTCAGCAACACTTGATGTTGGCACTTCAACTGGTACTGTTGCTGCAGGCAACGATAGTCGTATCGTTAATGCAGTACAGCATAGCGAATTTACATCTGGTGCTGGTTGGGTTCGACTCCCTGATGGAACTATTATTCAAAGGGGGGTATCTATTTCTGGGTCACAGAGTTTTCCTACGACTGTCTATCTACCCATACCATTTACACAACCTAATTTTACTGTCGTAACTTCCTTCGATTCTGCTTCTAACGCAGCGAATGACTGTCCAGCGTTTGCAACAACACCAGTCGGAACAACTGCATTTTATTTAATGAGTTCCCGTATTGGATTAGATACTGGTGCTGGAGCAAACTGGATTGCAATAGGAAAATAACATGAAATATATTTATGATCCTCTTACCAATGCTTTTTATCCTTTAATTATGAAGGCTGATTATGAAGCTGCTGGAATTTGGCCTAAATCAGGTGTTGAGATGGATGAGGATGCTTTTGTTGAGTTCCAGAGTCCGCCAATAGGTAAGATTAGAGTGGCAGGAGGGAATGGTTATCCGAAATGGAGTGATGCACCTCCTCCTACCAATGAACAGTTGGCAATAGAAGTGGAAGCAAAAAAACAAGAATTAATTAATCAGGCTAATGAATACATAAATTGTAGGCAGTGGCCCGGTAAAATTGCATTGGGGAGATTGAAAGAAAATGAGAAAGAACAGTATAACCGCTGGTTGGATTATCTGGATGCACTGGAAGAGATTGACGTTGTGAGTCCTACAGATATTCGTTGGCCTACAAAACCAAATGAATAAATATTAACAATGACTAACTAAGTGAATGTAAATATGGAAGGCAACATTCACTTAGTTTTTTGTTTATTGTTCTCTTTCATTCGGTAATACGTGTTTTTTAATGGTTGATTTATCAATGAATAAAAGCAAAGATATTTTTTTTGCAAAAAGCATTGATGGTTTGTCAATTAATTTAAATGCTATATTTGATAGTGCGTAAATTACAAACATAGATATGATAGATGCAGTGAGCGCGCAAGTTGCGTATCCAAAACCTCGGTTATTCAACGCATTAAATATTAATGGGGCTGTAATTACTAGTATGGGTAGATGAAAAAGATAAACACTGAATGATACTTTTCCCATATATGAAAAAAATGTATTACTGAATGCGTTTTTGAATGTATTATTTTTCAAAATAGTTGTTGTAATCAGAATCCCGGATATGAAATTGAACAAAATATATGCATTTGATTCTTGTCCATTTAAGAAGAATCGGGAGTAATAGATCGCGTGAATATATGGGGATGAACCATAATGAATGCCGCCAGCATAAATACCTAGCGCAAGAAGTATTAATGCAGGTATTTTTTTTAGATTAAATTCAGTGAAGTAAATATAAATGCCGACAAGAAATGCAATATATCCGTACTTTTCTTTTTGTGAAATTGTTGACAAAAAAAACATTAATCCAAAAAATAAAATCACTAAGTGTTTATTATTCGATCTGATAAGGGTTGTACATATAAAATATGTAAGGAATGAACCTATTAATTCTATTTTCATTGTCCAGAGGACTGGATTATAAGAAGAGCCATCTCCAAAAAATGCACTAATGCCACCGGAATAAAGTGCATTCAGAATTGAAGGATTATCAACTTTGTATGATTGAATCCAGCTTGACAGCATTTCTCTATTTGGAATATCACCAGTTACTACTATTAGACAAAAAAGACAAGAGAAAATTGCTGGCATCGCTAGTCTAAAATAGCGTTTTGTTACCATAGATGTGGCATTTTCTAAAATATCTTTTCCATTCATAAATGAATGAGAAAGAATAAAGCCACTCAATGTAAAGAAAATATAGACAGCAGCTGTGCCAGAATAAAAAAATGAAAGTGGGCTATTAAATATAAAACTAATAATATGATTGTTATTAATTAGATTGGGATCATGCAAGCCAGGATAAAAAATCAAAGCTAAATGTGAAAAAACAACCATAAGACAGGCTACGCCTCTCAGCCCATCGACATGATGAAGTTTGTTAGAAGAGATAGAAAAATTTGTGCTATGCATCGTTTTGATATTATGTAAGTAGCTAATTTTCAGTATAATATCATAATTTTTGATTGCTATGGAACACTATTTATTAGATTAATTAAATAATCTTGATTACGTATTATAAATTCAAATATGTGATGTTGTCATAGTCCATATGAAGCAAGTAGTGCTTAGACAAGATGTGGGGGCGTCCTAAATTGACTGCTGAACAGTGGGCACAGATTGGGCGTTTCCACAATTTATAGAAAATTTCCTGCAAATAAGAGCAATGAATCTCCCTGAATCAGCATTATTTTGATTATCCCTGCAAGTAGACAAATACCGCCATTTTGTATGAATAACGGTACAACTGCGCTTAGCTGTTTGTCAGGCACAATCACTTCAACATAGGGCGAAGCCTAATCCAATCAGGAGGTTCGCCACTATGGCTCAGGATTACCACCACGGGGTGCGCGTTGTTGAAGTCAACGAAGGCACCCGATCCATTACCACGGTGAGCACCGCCATCGTGGGTATGGTCTGCACGGGCGATGATGCCGATGCAAAAATGTTTCCTCTTAATAAACCCGTGCTGATCACTGATGTGCTGACTGCCAGCGGTAAAGCGGGTGAGTCCGGTACTCTGGCCCGTTCGCTGGATGCCATCGCTGACCAGGCAAAACCCGTGACCGTTGTTGTGCGTGTGCCGCAGGGTGAAACGGAAGAAGAAACCACGACCAATATCATCGGCGCAGTGACTGCTGAAGGTAAAAAAACAGGCATGAAAGCCCTGTTATCTGCCCAGTCACAGCTCGGCGTTAAACCGCGCATTCTCGGCGTGCCAGGCCACGACACCAAGGCGGTAGCTACTGAGTTGCTGAGCGTGGCGCAAAGCCTGCGTGGGTTTGCTTACCTGTCAGCGTATGGCTGCAAGACAGTGCAGGAGGCGATCACTTACCGCGAAAACTTCAGTCAGCGCGAAGGGATGCTGATCTGGCCTGACTTTACTGGATGGGACACGGTGCTGAATGCCGAAGCAACGGCATATGCCACCGCCCGTGCGCTCGGTCTGCGTGCCAAAATTGATGAGCAGACTGGGTGGCACAAAAGCCTGTCCAACGTGGGCGTGAACGGTGTCACCGGAATTTCTGCAGATGTGTTCTGGGATCTGCAGGACCCGGCAACCGATGCAGGTCTGCTGAACCAGAACGACGTCACCACGCTTGTGCGTAAAGACGGTTTCCGCTTCTGGGGTTCCCGCTGCCTGAGTGATGACCCGCTCTTTGCCTTCGAAAACTACACCCGCACGGCGCAGGTGCTGACGGACACAATGGCAGAAGCGCACATGTGGGCGGTGGACAAACCGCTGAACCCGTCGCTGGCGCGCGACATTATCGAGGGCATCCGCGCCAAAATGCGCAGCCTGGTCAGTCAGGGGTATCTCATTGGTGGTGATTGCTGGCTGGACGAGTCGGTGAACGACAAAGACACGCTGAAAGCCGGAAAACTCACCATCGACTACGACTACACGCCAGTGCCGCCACTTGAAAACTTGATGTTGCGTCAGCGCATCACCGATCAGTACCTGGTGAATTTCGCCACCCAGGTCAGCGCGTAAGGGGACAACATGGCTTTACCACGCAAATTAAAACACCTGAACCTGTTTAACGACGGGAACAACTGGCAGGGGATCGTTGAGTCGCTGACGCTGCCGAAATTCACCCGCAAATATGAGAAGTATCGCGGCGGCGGAATGCCGGGGGCAGTGGATGTGGATCTGGGGCTTGATGACAGTGCGCTGGACACAGAATTTTCCATTGGTGGTACTGAACTGCTGCTGTTTAAGCAGATGGGCAAAGCCACGGTGGATGGCATCCAGTTGCGCTTTACCGGCTCTATCCAGCGTGACGATACCGGGGAAGTGCAGGCCGTGGAGCTTGTGGTGCGTGGACGTCACAAAGAAGTGGATTCCGGTGAGTGGAAGACGGGCGAAAGCAACACCACCAAAGTGACCAGTACCAACAGCTACGCGAAGCTGACCATCAATGGTGAGGTGCTCTATGAAGTGGACCTTATCAACATGGTGGAAATTGTGGACGGTGTGGACCTGATGGAAGCGCACCGCAACGCCCTCGGCCTCTGATGTATCTGAACGGCGCGGGATTCCGCGCCAGAACCCAATTTACAGGACAACAAAATGAGCGATAAGCAGACTGAAAAGACCATTCAACTGGATACCCCTATCAAGCGCGGTAAAACAGAAATTACCGAAATTGTGCTGCGTAAACCGCAGTCCGGTGCGCTGCGCGGTACACGCCTGCAGGCCATTATGGATATGGATGTGAACGCGATGATGACCGTGATCCCCCGCATTTCCAGTCCGGCACTGACTGCACAGGAAATCGCAGAGATGGACCCGGCAGATCTCACAGCCATGTCGGTTGAGGTTGTCACTTTTTTGTTGAAGAAGTCGGTGCTTGCCGGTTTACCGACAGCCTGACGGTTGACGATCTGGTGGCAGATATCGCCACCATCTTTCACTGGCCGCCATCCGTTACTGACGTTATGCCGCTGACCGAAGTGCTGGAATGGCGGTATAAAGCGATTCAGAGAAGCGGGGCCAACGATGAGTGATAATAACCTGCGCCTGCAGGTCATTCTTAATGCGGTTGACAAACTCACTCGCCCATTCCGTGCTGCACAGGCCAGTTCGAAAGAGCTGGCTGGCGCAATCAGAAACTCCCGTGACGCATTAAAGCAACTCAATCAGGCGGGTAACAGCCTGGAAAAATTTCGCAAGCTGCAGGCCGATAACAAGAAGTTAGGCGACAGGCTGAACTATGCCAGACAGAAGGCTAATTTGCTTAGCTCTGAGCTGGAGGCGATGGAACAACCATCACAAAGGCATCTTGTGGCTTTAGGTCGGCAAACGCTGGCAGTCCAACGCCTGGAAGAACAACAAAAATATTTGCAGAAGCAAACGGCGCTTGTGCGTGCAGAACTGTACCGGGCGGGAATTTCTGCGAAAGATGATGCGGGAGCAACTGCCCGTTTAGCCCGTGAAACATCACGTTATAACCAGGAACTTTCGAAACAAGAGGCGCGGCTGAAGCGACTGGGGGAAGCTCAGCGCAGGATGAATGCGGCGCGTGCCAGTTATGCCCGTTCGCTGGAGGTGCGTGATCGTATTGCAGGTGCCGGAGCCACCACCACGGCTGCAGGGCTGGCAATGGGCGCACCAGTGATGGCGGCAGTAAAAAGCTATACCAGCATGGAAGATGCCATGAAAGGTGTGGCAAAGCAGGTCAATGGTCTGCGTGACGATAATGGCAACCGCACCGCGCGTTTTTACGAAATGCAGGATGCCATCAAGGCTGCCAGCGAACAGTTGCCGATGGAAAACGGTGCTGTGGACTTTGCTGCACTGGTTGAAGGTGGTGCGCGTATGAACGTCGCAAACCCTGACGACAGCTGGGAAGACCAGAAACGTGACCTGCTGGCCTTCGCCAGTACGGCGGCAAAGGCGGCAACAGCCTTTGAGCTGCCAGCGGATGAACTGTCAGAAAGTCTGGGGAAAATCGCCCAGCTCTACAAAATACCTACCCGCAATATTGAACAGCTCGGCGATGCGCTGAACTATCTGGATGATAACGCCATGTCGAAAGGGGCGGACATCATTGATGTGATGCAACGTCTGGGCGGTGTGGCTGACCGTCTGGATTATCGTAAAGCGGCGGCACTGGGTTCCACCTTTCTGACACTGGGCGCTGCGCCGGAGGTTGCAGCCAGTGCAGCAAACGCGATGGTGCGTGAATTGTCCATTGCCACCATGCAAAGCAAGAGTTTCTTTGAAGGGATGAATCTGCTGAAACTCAATCCTGAATTGATTGAAAAGCAAATGACGAAGGATGCGATGGGAACCATCCAGCGCGTGCTGGAGAAGGTGAACGCACTGCCGCAGGACAAGCGTCTGTCTGCCATGACCATGTTGTTTGGTAAAGAGTTTGGCGATGATGCGGCGAAACTGGCAAACAACCTGCCGGAACTGCAGCGCCAGTTAAAGCTGACAGCGGGCAATGATGCGCTCGGTTCCATGCAGAAAGAATCCGACATCAACAAGGACTCACTTTCTGCGCAGTGGTTGCTGGTCAAAACCGGAGCGCAGAACACCTTCAGCAGCCTGGGCGAAACGCTGCGCCAGCCGCTGATGGATATTCTGTACACGGTGAAAAGCGTCACGGGGGCGTTGCGTCGCTGGGTGGAAGCTAACCCGGAACTGACAGGCACACTGATGAAAGTAGCGGCTGTTGTGGCTGCGGTTACCGTAGGCCTCGGCACCTTAGCAGTGGCGCTGGCTGCAGTGCTGGGGCCGCTGGCAGTCATCCGTCTGGGATTCTCTGTGCTGGGCATCAAAACGTTACCTTCCGTTACGGCAGCAGTAACACGAACCAGCAGCGCGTTGTCCTGGCTGGCTGGCGCACCACTGGCACTGCTGCGACGCGGGCTTGCTTCATCGGGCAACGCAGCGGGTTTACTTATTGCGCCGTTGTCGTCTTTGCGTCGCACGGCATCACTGACGGGAAATGTCCTGAAAACTGTAGCTGGTGCGCCGGTTGCACTGTTCCGGTCTGGATTATCCGGTTTACGTGCTGTTGCTGTGATGTTTATGAATCCACTGGCTGCACTACGCGGCGGGCTGGCTGCCGCAGGCGCGGTGCTGCGAGTGCTGGCATCCGGCCCGCTGGCGATGCTGCGCGTTGCTCTGTATGCCATATCTGGTCTGTTAGGTGCTCTGCTCAGTCCGATAGGTCTTGTGGTTACTGCACTGGCAGGCGTGGCGCTGGTTGTCTGGAAATACTGGCAACCCATCACCGCATTTCTCGGTGGTGTGGTGGAGGGATTCAAAGCGGCGGCAGGTCCCATCAGTGCTGCATTCGAACCACTTAAGCCTGTGTTCCAGTGGATTGGCGACAAAGTGCAGGCATTGTGGGGCTGGTTTACTGATCTGCTGACGCCCGTTAAGTCGACCTCTGCTGAACTGCAGAGCGCAGCGGCAATGGGGCGACGATTCGGGGAGGCACTGGCGGAAGGACTGAATATGGTCATGCATCCGCTGGACTCCCTGAAATCCGGCGTATCCTGGTTGCTGGAAAAACTCGGCATTGTCAGTAAAGAGGCCGCAAAGGCAAAACTGCCGGAAAGCGTGACGCGTCAGCAACCTGCGACGGTGAATGCAGACGGCAAAGTGATGATGCCATCGGGTGGTTTTCCGTCATGGGGATATGGCTTTGCGGGGATGTATGACAGCGGCGGCTATATCCCGCGCGGGCAGTTTGGCATCGTCGGTGAAAACGGGCCGGAAATTGTTAACGGCCCGGCAAATGTGACCAGCCGGAAAAATACCGCTGCACTGGCTGCCGTTGTTGCCGGAATGATGGGCGTTGCTGCCGCGCCTGCAGAGCTTCCACCGTTGCATCCTTTGGCACTTCCCGCGAAAGGCGGCGAAGCGATGGTGAGTCGTGCAGCCACTGTGCCGCCCGTTCACCGGATTGAGGCACCGACGCAGATCATCATTCAGACGCAGCCAGGACAAAGTGCGCAGGATATTGCGCGGGAGGTGGCACGCCAGCTTGATGAACGTGAACGCAGGCTGAAGGCAAAAGCCAGGAGTAACTACAGCGATCAGGGGGGATACGACGCATGATGATGGTGCTGGGATTGTACGTGTTTATGCTGCGCACCGTTCCGTATCAGGAACTGCAGTATCAACGCAGCTGGCGACATGCGGCAAACAGCCGGGTAAACCGTCGTCCGTCCACGCAGTTTCTGGGACCGGACAACGACATGCTGACGCTTTCTGGTGTTCTTATGCCGGAGATAACGGGCGGCAGGCTGTCGTTGCTGGCTCTGGAGCAGATGGCAGAACAGGGAAAAGCATGGCCCCTGATTGAAGGCAGCGGCACGATTTACGGCATGTATGTGATTGAGGGACTGAATCTGACTAAAACGGAGTTTTTCCGCGACGGTATGCCGCGCCGGATTGAGTTCATCCTGTCGCTCAAACGGGTGGATGAATCCCTCTCCGATATGTTCGGTGATCTCAGTGCGCAACTGAATAATCTGCAGGACACGGCAACGTCTGCCTTAAGCGATATCAGTAAAACGGTGGGAGGGCTGCTGTCGTGAATTTCAGCTCTGAACTGCTTAACAAAGGCAACAAAACTCCCGCATTCAGCATCAGTATTGAGGGGAAGGATATCACCACTGTGCTGGATAACCGCCTGATGAGTCTGACGCTGACGGACAATCGGGGCTTTGAAGCAGACCAGCTTGATCTGGAGCTGGACGACGCCGACGGAAAAATCGTGCTGCCGCGCCGTGGTGCGGTCATCACGCTGGCGCTGGGCTGGAAGGGGCAGCCGCTTTTCCCGAAAGGGGCATTCACGGTGGACGAGATTGAACACACTGGCGCACCGGATCGCCTGACTATCCGGGCGCGAAGTGCTGATTTTCGTGAAACGTTGAATACCCGCCGTGAAAAGTCGTGGCACAAGACCACTGTCGGGGAAGTGGTGAAGGAAATAGCCGCACGGCACAAGCTGAAGATGGCATTGGGTAAAGACCTGTCTGATAAACCCGTGGAGCATATAGACCAGACTAATGAGAGTGACGGCAGTTTTCTGATGCGGCTGGCGCGCCAGTACGGTGCTATTGCGTCGGTGAAAAATGGCAATCTGTTATTCATCCGGCAGGGACAGGGTAAAAGCGCCAGCGGTAAACCACTACCGGTTATCACTATCACACGTAAGGACGGCGACAGTCACCGCTTTACCCTGGCAGATCGCGGAGCCTACACGGGCGTAATTGCCAGCTGGTTGCATACCCGCGAACCCGCGAAGAAAGAAAGCACCACGGTGAAGCGTAAGCGCAGGACTAAGAAGCAGAAGAAAGAGCCGGAAGCGAAGCAGGGCGATTACCTGGTGGGTACGGATGAAAACGTGCTGGTACTTAATCGCACTTATGCCAACCGGAGCAACGCCGAACGAGCGGCGAAAATGCAGTGGGAACGCCTGCAACGCGGTGTTGCGTCATTCTCGCTACAACTGGCGGAAGGTCGGGCAGATCTCTACACGGAAATGCCTGTGAAGGTCAGTGGCTTTAAACAGCCGATAGATGATGCGGAATGGACCATTACCACCCTGACACATACTGTCAGCCCGGATAATGGTTTTACGACCAGTCTGGAGCTTGAAGTGAAGATTGATGATTTCGAAATGGAATGATTCTTCGCAATGGAGAACTTTTAAGTTTGCAAAATGGAATAATGCGGTATCATTATTGTGAATTTAGCAAAAATGGGGAGAACTCGAAAAATGATGATTTGCCCACTGTGTGGAAGTGCCGCCCATACTCGCAGCAGTTTTCAGGTATCTTCATTGACCAAAGAGCGTTACAACCAGTGCCAGAACATTAACTGCAGCCATACTTTTGTTACCCATGAAACTTTTGTTCGTTCGATTGCAACGCCAAAAGAGTCAAATCCGGTTCAGCCGCATCCAATGAAATCAGGACAGGTGGCGCTCTCTCTTTGACGCTGCCGCCATTTTGTCGCCATCGTTAAAAAACAGTGTTTCTAACATCATGATTTTAAACAGCTTAAATTTCAGGCAACAAAAAACCCATCAACCTTGAACCTAAATGGCGGGGTTGATGGGCTCCACAAAATGGGGACATCAAAGAAAAGCAGTGGCACTAATTAAGACTGATACCCTGAAGAAAAGTTCTGCGGTTGTACAAAAAAATTTCATTTTTAGGGCAACTTCAGTTTTATCCGAGTCCGGGCCATACCATCACAATGATTGTCCCTGCCAGTGTCAGCAGTACGTTAGCTATTGCATAAGTGCCCGCATAGCCCAGCGCCGGGATGTTACTGCGGGCTGTATCACTGATGATCTCCATTGCCGGTGCGCAGGTTCGTGCGCCCATCATTGCGCCGAATAACAGTGCGCGGTTCATACGCAATACGTAAGCACCGAACAGGAAGCAGATAACAACGGGCACCAGACTGACAATCAATCCGGCAATCAACATCTGACCGCCAATCGCGCCCAGGCCGTTATTGATGCCGCTACCGGCGCTTAAACCAACACCCGCCATAAACACCATCAAACCAAACTCTTTCACCATACTTAACGCACCCTGCGGAATATAGCCGAAGGTCGGGTGGTTAGCGCGCATAAAGCCCAGCATAATGCCAGCGAATAACAATCCGGCAGCGTTACCCATGCCAAAACTGAAAGTGCTGAACTGGAAGGTAATCATCCCGATCATCAGGCCTATAACAAAGAATGCGCAGAATGCCAGCAAGTCGGTGACCTGGCTGTGAATCGAAATAAAGCCGATACGGTCAGCGATGGTCTTCACACGGCGGGCATCGCCGCTCACCTGCAAAACGTCACCTTTGTTAAGCACTACGTTATCGTCAATTGGCATCTCGATCTGACTGCGGATCACGCGGTTAAGGAAGCAACCGTGATCGGTCAACTTCAATTGCGCCAGACGTTTACCGACGGCGTTATGGTTTTTGACGACCACCTCTTCAGTGACAATACGCATGTCGAGAAGGTCACGATCAAAAACTTCTTTACCGTTACGGAAGCTGGGATCGAGTCGGGCGTGGGCATCGGGATATCCTACCAACGCTATTTCATCGCCCATTTGCAACACGGCGTCACCATCCGGATTTGCCAGAATCCCGTTACGACGGATACGTTCAATGTAGCAACCGGTCTGTCGATAAATACCCAATTCACGCAAGTTCTTGCCGTCGGCCCAGGCGACCAGTTCCGGTCCGACTCGGTAAGCGCGAATCACCGGCAGATAGACTTTGCGGCTGGCGTCGGTGTCCAGACCTCGCTCACGAGCGATTTGCTGGGCGCTGGTCTGTAAGTCCTGATGCTGTAACTTGGGCAGGTAACGCGCTCCGACAATCAGGCTCACCAGACCGATCAAATAGGTTAATGCATACCCAAGGCTTAAATTATCCAGTGCCGCGGAGAGCTGCCCGCTTTCTATACCAGAGTGGCGTAACGTATCGCCCGCACCGACCAGAACCGGCGTCGATGTCATGGAGCCAGCCAACATACCGGCCGTCAGGCCAATGTCCCAGCCAAACAGCTTACCCAAACCTAAGGCGATCAACAGCGCACTACCGACCATTACCAGCGCTAACATTAGGTAATTTTTCCCATCGCGGAAAAAAATGGAAAAAAAGTTGGGTCCGGCTTCGACCCCGACGCAGAAAATAAACAGCATAAAGCCAAGATTAAGCGCGTCGGTGTTAATACTGAAATGTTGTTGACCTAATAATAGCGATACGACTAAAACGCCAATGGAATTACCCAGTTGGATTGAACCAAGTCGTAATTTTCCGAGACATAGCCCAAGCGCGAGGACCACGAATAATAACAGAATGTAATTCCCATTTAACAATTCGGCGACGTTTATATTCACGGAGACTAACTTCTTGTTTACGAGTAAGCTGTTGAAAGAAATGGTAATTTAAGATAATGTTTTTACCTGAATTCAGGGCGCAGATTCATTCAGCGCACTTAATCAATAGTAAAGTAACAATATATTTTACTAGTGTAATCACATTAGATACCAACGGCTATAAGAATTGTGTTGGCCTATATTAGCATGGAATGCGAAGCGGCTTTATCTTACTGAGCGCCACACTGGCGAAAAATGTGTTCGATAGAGGCAGTGTCAGGAGGAAGATGTGAAACATAAACAACGTTGGGCGGGGGCAGTCTGCTGTTTTGTCCTCTTCATTGTGGTGTGCCTTTTCCTGGCGACGCATATGAAGGGCGCTTTTCGGGCTGCCGGGCATCCTGAAATCGGCTTACTGTTTTTCATTCTTCCTGGAGCTGTCGCCAGTTTTTTTTCGCAGCGTAGAGAAGTCCTTAAACCCCTGTTTGGCGCAATGCTGGCAGCACCGTGTTCTATGTTAATTATGCGCCTGTTTTTTTCACCAACACGCTCATTCTGGCAAGAGCTGGCATGGTTATTGAGTGCTGTCTTCTGGTGTGCGCTGGGGGCGTTGTGTTTCTTGTTTATCAGTAGCTTGTTCAAGCCACAACACAGAAAAAATCAATAAAGCCCTCAAACAGAGAGGGCTTATCCGGCAAATCAGGCGTCAAGATTCTCTTTTACCCAGGCTGCAAAATCGGTATAGCCACCGATGTGTTGCTGATCGACAAAAATCTGCGGCACGGTTTCAACGGGCTTCCCGGCCTTCTGTTGTAAATCTTCTTTAGTGATCCCTTCAGCACGAATATCCACATACTGATAGTGAAAATCATCGCGCTCGTTGCTTAATTTTTCTGCCAGATCTTTTGCACGAACGCAGTAAGGGCAACCCGGACGGCCGAAAATAACGGTTTGCAT